ACGTCAAAGCGCGCGTCCAGGCGGTGAAAAGCATGGGCGAGGAAATGTCTGTGCGGGATTTGGAGCAGCTTCTTCGCGAATTTGGTCTGTCAAAGAGCCAGAGCATCGCAGTAGCAAGTCAATTCGAGAGCAAGTCTGAAGTAGCAGAGCAGAAAGCGACATCCGCCGCGATTGACAATTTAGCAGCCATGATGCGCGCCGCCTGAGGCGCGACTGATAAGTAAAAGCACAACCAAGCACGGAGGGATTCTGGCGTCGAGGTTTACCGAAAGCAACCGAGACAAAGGAGCCCATAATGGCCGATCTCAACGAAATTTCGAAGCTGGCAACAGCATTCGAGGAGTTCAAGAACACCAACGACGACCGGATTGCCCAGATTGAGCGCAAGGGCAGCGCAGACTACGTAACGACTGATAAGCTTGAAAAGTTGAATGCAGATCTCGGTGCCCTTCAGGCATCTGTCGCCGACGTAGCCAAGAAGTCGAACCGCATTGGCGGTAGCGACGCGCAGGCTGCCGACGAGGAATACAAGTCCGTATGGGACAAGTGGGCGCGCAAAGGCGACCGCTACGAGGCAGAACTGGAAGCCAAGGCCCTTGTCACCAACGACACCACTGGCGGCTTTCTAGTCCCCAAGACTGTCGAAGCTGGTATCCGCGCTGACCTCCGCACAATCAGTCCGATCCGTTCGGAAGCGAATGTCATTCAGACATCGAATGACCGCTATACGTTCCTGACGAACAAGCGCGGCCTGACGACCGGCTGGGTTGGGGAAACCGATCCACGCCCCGAGACCGCAACTCCAACGCTGGTTGAAACGACCCTGCCCGGCGGGGAAATTTACGCCAACCCAGCAGTTTCGCAGCGCGCATTGGACGACAGCCAGTTCAATTTGGAAGCTTGGCTCCAGACTGAAATCGTCAACGAAATGGCGATTGCGGAGAACAAGGCGTTCGTAAACGGTGACGGCGTTAACAAGCCAAAGGGCTTCCTAACCGAGACCGGCTTGAGCACGATCAAGACCGGCGCAGCCGCCGCTCTTCCTGCTGGTGCCGACTACATGTTCAGCATGATCTACGCCATGGACTCGGCCTACCGCGCAGGCGCTAAGTTCTACTCCAGCGGCGCAGTTTCGGCTTCGCTTCGCACCGTTAAGGACAGCACAGGTAATTACCTGTGGCAGCCTTCGCTAGTCCTGGGTCAGCCAGCAAGCATCGCGGGCTACGCGCATGTTGAGCTTGAGGACATGGACGCTATCGCTGCTGGCAAGATGCCACTTGCATTCGCGAACATGAAGCAGGGTTACACGATCGCTGATCGTATCGGTGTTCGCACTCTACGCGACCCATACACGCACAAGCCATTCGTCCACTTCTACGCAACCAAGCGCGTAAGCGGCATGGTCACTGATGCCAAGGCATTCGTGGTACTGAAGGTATCCGCATAATTTCAGTATAGAGCAGAGGTGGATTACACCACCTCTGCTCTATGACACTCAGAAATAAAGTACCTCAGGGACGAGCTGCGGCGCATCTGGCGACCCATTGGAGCAGCTACCCCCCCCCGTCGGTCAAGAAGCGGGGTACTCTCCTTGTTTCTCACAATCCAATAACGGTATCCCCAACAGTGATACTTGCCATATGCCTTGTTGATGTCGCGAATCGAGCATGCCAACAAGTTTTTGCCAGGTTTTAAACTGCCGGTAATATCTCGGTTCAGGTCCTGTTGCCCGAATACAACGTTGGTCACGGGAGTGGTGCCGCCGTTGATGAAGCACTGAAATACATCATCGATTCCGTCAACGTTGAGTACGTATGACGGCGAGGGCTTCGGTTCTGAAAGAGGCGGGAATATTTCCACCTGATCGACCGTACCACCTCCACTAACGTTCAAGATTGCGTTGCCCGATTTCGGCCTATCGACAATCACGACGTTCGTCGAACTATACGAGATTCGCGACGGAAATTTTGACTTTTTTGCAGCCTTCATTCCCGACCACGCAAGTTTCGTACTCGTAGCGCCGCCAGGTCCCGGCCTATAGGAAACAAACACAGTCGCCTGACTGTCTGTGACCTTACCAAGCGATAGGTTAACACCCGCTGCGCCAGTCAAGCCCTTGATACAAGTTTCATATGCAATACGGCCATTTTGGGAAAGCCCTGAGATAGCGTACTGCCTTACCTCGTCTATCTTAAAAGATTCATTTCGAGCGTCCAGTGTCTGGCGGGTGTTTTCCTTGTAATCACTCCAACTGGCGCTGAAAGGAACTCCATAAATTGTTGCTTCCGCGCCGGCATTTTGTGACGCCTTACGCCACTCGGATTCCGTAACAAGGGTGGCAAGACGGTAATCGACTGAGTTTTTGAAAACACTATTGTCGCGATCCTGAACGAGCGCGGCGTCACATTGAGAGACGTCGGTTGCCGACGCCTTACTGATCCCCAGAGCTACTATGAGGACGGCAAGGACCGGCGTCGTCAGCGCGCTCGCCCAGCATCTCTTTAATAGGTATACAGCTGCCATTTGCTTCCTCCCTGAAAGGTTGAAACGCAACGCCACTTTTTACTAGCCTACACCGCAAACGATCCGATACCGCAGCTTACTTGATAAGTAGGTAATGGAACATAGCACCGTCATCACATCGCAGGAAGTCAAAGAATGGTGCCGCATCGACAGCGATGCTGACGATATCACGATAGATCTTCTTATTCTCACCGCCCAGGAACATGCTGCCGCCTACACGGGCCGCATTCTTGAGCCCTATACCTGCCCGGCGAGCGTCAAGCAGGCAATCGCCGTTTTCGTTGCGGACCTGTACGCCAACCGGGAAGGTCAGACGGTAGGAACGCAGACGTTTAATCGTCTTCTGAACCCGTTTGTCCTGAGCAGCCTGTGATCAGCGCGGGCTCTCTCAATCGATCGATCGCCATTTATGGCCCTGTCACGACCCGTTCGGCCACCGGCATGGAGCGCAGCAGCTTCGCCAAGCTGGCAACAACCTGGGCAGAACGCAAAAGCCTGAGCTTAAAGGATGCCAAGCGCGCCGCTGGTATGGAGCAAAGCGCGGAAGCCAAGTTCGTTATCCGTTACCGGCAAGGCATCACGACCTCGATGCAGGTCGAGTGCGAAGGCCAGCGATATTCCGTTGAAGCTGTGGACGAGATCGGCAACCGTGAAGGTCTCGCGCTGCTCGTGAGGGCCATCTAATGGCCAATCGTAGCAGCTTCAAACTGGAAGGCGCAAAAGAGCTGGAAGCGGCTTTGAAAGCCCTGGGCGCGGAAGTCGCGACCAAGACCGGCGCGCAATCGGCACGCAAAGCCACGAACGTGATGCGTGATGCTGTGAAGGCCAGCGCACCGCGCGGCGAGCAGTCCAGCAAACGCACATGGCGCAACAAAGATGGTAGCCAAGGCAGCGCCGATTACGGGCACCTCCACGAGAACATCAAAACCCGGAAGGTCCGTGCGCGGAAAAAGCACACAGTCAGCTTCCAGGTCACAACCGGCAAAGCATTTTGGGGCCGGTTCTCCGAGTTTGGCACCGAACACGAACCCGCGAGGCCGTGGTTCAAACCAGCCGTTGATCAGGTCGCCAGCAAGGTCGTCGCGGCGATCAGCACAGAACTCAAAAAGGCGATCGAGAAGGCCGCTAGAAAGGCCAAGAAATGATCGAAGCAACGCTTGCGACGAAGATCTCAGCAATTTGTCCTCAGACATATCCGGTCGTCGTGCCCAAGGGCAAAAAGGCCCCGTTTGTTACCTACACGCGCGTTTCCACACCCCGACTGCGTTCGTTCGAAGGCCCTATGGGCATGGCGATGCCCACATTCCGTGTTGATGTTTACGCACTCGACTTTGACGAAGCCAAATCAATCGCAAACCGCATCAGGATCGCGCTGGATGGCTACCGGGATGCTGAGATCAGCGACTGCAATCTCGTCAACGAACAAGACCAGAGCGATCTGACCAGCAACGCGGACCTTACGCGGATCAACCTAGAGTTCAAGATAACCCACGCGGAATAAGTAGAGATACGGCCCTCTTTTGTTGGGGTCAAAGCCCAATAAACAAGGAGAGCCAAACAAATGGCCACAGGAATTAACACAGCGGGCACCAAGCTCGAAATCAACACGACTGCCAGTACTTACGTTCAGGTCAAGGGTTTCAGGGACTTCTCGGGCCTTGGTGGCGGATCGGCTGCTGTCATTGATACAACGGACTTCGACAGCGCAGCCAAGGAAAAGTCCATGGGCCTGCCTGATGAGGGTCAGGTTTCCATCAATGTCATCTTTTTGCCCAAGGATGCTGGCCAGAGTGCCGTTCGTGCAGCACGCGGCACCAGGGCAGCGACCAAGTTCCGCCTGACCCTCTCGGACGGCACCAAGTACGATTTCACGGCATTCGTTCTGACCTTTGAGCGCACCGGTAGCCAGGACGATGTTGTGCAGGCATCGGCTAACTTGGAAGTCACAGGCGCAGTGACAGAAACGGCAGCGGCATAATTCATGGCCACGCTGTTCAGCCGAGCGGATTGTTTGGCGGCTAAATTGCCGCACGTTGATGTCCTCGTCCCAGAAATGGGCGAGGATGTCGCGGTTCGTATTCAGCAAATGAGCGTCAACACACGCGCGACGTACCTTGAGCGCATTCGCGCATACCATCAGGAAACCAACGCCTACGAAGACGACCAGGACAAGCCTGAGGACGAGCGCGAGGGCCTTACCAAGCCAGCAAATCTAGATGTAGGCGTTCTAGCGATCGTGGTCAGCGCGGTCGATGAGACCGGGACGCGGATGTTCAGCGACGACGATATGCCGCTGTTTGAAAACTGGTCCGCCAACNNAGACCGTAATCGACATCAACAATTACCGCGAGTTCGCGGCCGAGGCCGTTGAGCGCGAAAAAAAAGGCTGAGGGAAAACCCCTTACGACAGTTCCAATTCCGGCTCGCGATGGGCCTGGGCAAGACCCTCGCAGAGCTTGAACACATATCACACGACGAACTGGTCGGCTGGCAGGCATTCTATCACTTGGAACCTTGGGGCTGTGGGCCAGCGGACCACCGGGCCGAATTGGGCCTAAACCTCCTCTACGCCATCAACAGCAAGGCAAACGCGACCATCCCGCGATTTATCGATCGCGACCCGCAAGCCCACGTCAAGCCAGACCCGACGCCAGAAGAACTGGACGAGAAGGTACGCGACTTCTTCTTGGGCAAAACAATCAAGTCGGAAGCGGTTGATGAAATTGCTGCGCTTCCCGCACCAGTGAATAAGACACGGAAAACTCGCAAGGACAAAGGTATCACGCGCGGACCGCGCAAGAAGCCGTCAATTCGCAAAGGATTCGGCACCGCCGGATCGAAAAGCAAGCCTCCCGCTAAGTAATAGCAAAGAATACCAGCGCGGGAGGCGCCAACATAAATGGCTCAACAGATTGCATCGCTATATGCGAGCATGTCACTTGAGAGCGCAAGCTTTGTAAGTGGACTGGAACGCGCAACCAAAGCAACTGACCGCGCAACCAACAGCATCAACAAGGCGATGTCCGGCACTGCTATGGCGGTCAAGGGCTTCCTTGGCGTCATGGCCGCGAGCAAGGCCATCGATGCCGCTGGTGATTACCTCCGCATGGCTGACGCCAGCAAAAAGATGGAAGCCCAGCTAAGGCTGGCGACCGCGCAATTTGGTAACATGGGCGTCGCTCAAAAGCAGGTCCATGACATCGCGACCAACACGCGATCCGGCCTGGAGGAAACAACCAGCCTTTATTCGAAGATGCTCGTTGCATCCAAGGATCTGGGCAAAGGTCAGCTTGACGCGGGCCGTGCCACGGAGACGTTCAGCAAGGCGTTGAAGATCGGCGGCGCAGACGCCGCATCCTCGGCATCGGCTACGTTGCAGTTTGGCCAGGCATTGGCTTCTGGCGTGTTGCGCGGCGACGAATTCAACAGCGTCAATGAAGCCAGCCCCCGCATTATGCGGCTGCTCGCAGAGAGCATGGGTCAGCCGGTCGGCGCGCTTAGAAAGATGGCCGAAGAGGGCAAGCTGACCAGCGACGTTCTGTTCAAGGCACTGACGGACCCAAAGTTCACGGCTGGTATCGACGCAGAATTCAAGCAGCTACCGGCAACCTGGGCGCAGAGCCAAGTTCTGATCGAGAACGCGCTCACAGACATGATCGGCGCTTTTGACGCAGGTGCAGGCATCAGTGACGGGATCGTGGCTGGCATGGGTGAAGGCACGAACGCCATCGAACTGCTATCCAAGGTTGCCGAGGATGCAGGCATCTACATGCGCGCGACATTCGAGGGCCTGGACAACGTGTTCAATCCCTTGGGCGAGAACGCCACCAACGTATTCTCTGCAATCAGGGAAGACGCGAAATATACCCGCGAAACCGTTGGCAACCTACTGCGCCTCATCGACAACGTTCACAACGCCTACGCTGCCGCCGACAACTTTGGATCACGCATTGAGAACAAGGTCAAAGGCGTCCTGAACACCGCCATTGATCGCGCGGGCGGCAAGAACCAGCCTCACTTTAAGCCTACGCCTCTTATCCAGAACTGGAATATGGGCGACGACTTCGACAAGGGTTCTCAGGCCAGTCGTCTAAAATCCACCCGCAATGCCCTTATCCGACGCGTTAAAAAGTACGGTACCAAAAAGGACTTCACTGGTGCGGGAATGAGCGACCAGCAGTTGCTCGCCTACTCCAAGACAATGACGTTCGCCGGGCCAACTGCCGGCTCTGGCCACAAGGCTTATACGCCGCCGCCCAAACCCAAAAAGGGCGACAAGGGCGGAGCCAACAAGGCGAAGGCCGCAGCCGATAAGGCCCAGCGGGAAGCAGAGCGTGAAGTCGAAACCGCACGTCGCAACCTGGAAGCATTTACGGCTGACAAGAACCGCAGCGAGAGCGCGGAAGTGGATAGCAAAGCGGCGTTGGCAGCAACCGCGCAGGAGCGGTTTGCTTTCGAGCGTCAGGCACTGGAGCAGGACAAAAAAGGCCGCCTCGACCAAATCGACAAGAACGGCCCCAAGGGCAGCAAGCGATACGACGACAAGCAGGTTGCCGAATTGAAGGCAATTGAGGAACGTATTGACGCGAATAAGCGTCAGGCAGTCGATCTCAAAGAAAGTGAGTTCAACAGTCAGGAGCAATTGAAGCTTCAATCTGCGTCCCTGTCGAATGCTCAGGACCTCGCACAACTACAAAGCGGCATGGCCCGAACGGCCAAGGATCGTCGCGCTTCCGAACTGCGATTGCTCGATTTGCAGATGCAGCAGGAAAAGCTGGCTCTGGATGCGATCATCGCAAACCGGGATAGCACGGACGCCGACCGGAAGATTGCACAGGCACGGCTTGCCATGTTGCCCACATTGCGAGCCGCACAGGGCAAGCAGGTTGAGCAGCAGACCATGGGTCCCCTGGCCAGCTACCTCGATGCGATCCCCAAGACGTCCGACGAAATCAACGAGGCGTTGCAGAATGTTCAAGTCAATGGCCTGGACAGCCTACAAAGCGGGCTCATGGACGCCATCAAGGGCGTGGGCTCGCTGGGCGATGCCTTTGGCAACATGGCGGACGCTGTTATCGACGGACTGTTGAAGATCGCATTGCAGCAGATGCTCATCAAGCCACTGGGCAACCTACTGTTCGGCGGTGGTGGTGGTGGCGGCGGTGGTCTCTTTGGTTCGCTGGTCTCCGGTATTTCGGGCGCGGTCGGTGGCAATAAGGGCATTACGGGCAAGGCCAACGGCGGCATGGGTAACAGCGGTCGTTACCTCGTAGGTGAGCATGGACCTGAATACGTCGACGTAGGCGGCCCCTTCCATGTTACGCCCAATCACAAACTGGACAGCGTTCGTGGTGGCAATACGCCAGCCATGAATGTGACGTTTGGCGCGATCACCAGCAATGATCCTGCCGCTGTGAAAGCGATGGCCACGCAGGCCATCGCGGAAATGATGCCGATGATTAATCAGAACGCGTCGAACCATGCCATAAGCAAGCTGCAACGTCCGCGAATGTAGACAGACAGAGCCGGTCGCTAGCTTTAGTCGTCAGCGACCGAGGTTGTCATTCTTTTGTCCTTGTCGTCGCGATCAACAAATCGACGCATTTCCCCTTTATCTAAGCTCGGATTTATAGGTTTGACTATCTCCTGCGCCGCATCGAGCAAGGTATACCTTGTAGGTTTTTGAGAAAGCTTCCACCGGACGCGATAAATGATGATAGAAGTAAGTGTAGATCGGAAAAATCGTGCTTCGGGTAGCTCCGCGACGGCTTCGTTAAGAGCTGCATTTCCCGCTTGGCGATTGATATTAGTAAGCCACAGTCCTTTTATCAATGGCTTCAAACCGCCTATATTTTTCGCCTTTGCCAAAGAATTGCCAATGATAGGCTGTTGCCCTTGATCAAGAAGATGGTTTACGATTCTTTCTAGAGGTTCGGACAATGCGACAAATTCAACAAAGTCTATCAATGATGAGACAATACGCTCATACTCTTTTTCATCATCAATATTAAGGTTAGACTTAAACGTTGCGTCAGCTAGGATATCCTGCCTCACTTGACCATAATCGAACTCAGAAAATATCTTAGTCCAATAGTGGAGTATCATATCGGCAGCATCAATAATTATCTCGACTATTTCCTTCCTTTCATCTCCTTTTATACTTTCAGCACCAGAACCAAGCAGTATGGTAGCAACCACCCACATCCTTATCGCGCTGGATAAAAGTGGGTTTGGATCGTCGGAATTACGCGTTTCCGGTTCGCCTCCGTCAATTCGGTTTGACACGTCCTCGTTAACGCGCTCTGCAATATCGAGAATACGAGTTTTCTCATCACGATCGCTTGCATCGCTTTCGAGCGCGGCCTTAGCCTCACTCACCCTGTTTCCAAGATTTGTGATTCTCGCAGGGTTCTTTAATATCTGAGGAAACAAATCATTTTTAAGAAGTATCTGCTCGTATCCGTTTACGTCCAGTGCCGTAAGTGCAGCCCGTAGTTTACACTTTACGGTGTCAATGATTGCTACAGATGGCTTAATCTCAGAGTATAAATCAAACGTCAATAAATCGATATCATTATCGTCCATATCGAAATATCGGAGTGCCAGCTTCGAGTCGTCTGCTAGCTCAACCGCCAGGAGATATGACTCCATAAAAGGTAATGTAATCGCGGCCTTACCGTCTTCGAAATGAATAAAGCCTTTTTCAACGAACCCTTGGACAAACGACAAAGCAGCTATTCCGTAGTCGTATTCCTGAGACATCGACTCGGCGTACGAAACCAGCTGCGCCTGATCAAATGTTCGCTTTTCAACCTTAATCTCAACAACAAGCCGACGTAGGAATTGAGATCTTTTAGATCGGCTGAGCCGAATTGGATCGGTATCCTCGGCAACTATGTAGCTCAAAAACCCATCTACCGCTAATTGGATCAGCTCAGACCTGCGGTTAGCGAGTAACAAGGCAGAGAGAACCTCTGAGGGAATGCCAGCAAAGAACGAAGGATGCGAAGGTAGCGAAAACTCCTTGAAGAGATTGTGTAGCTTAAGGGCAACCACCTCAGCTTCAGGACTTGGCATCTCAAAGCTCTGCTCGAGAAATATCGCCATTTCTGAGAAAGAGACGTTGCAAAGGTCAAAACTGTCAGCAGCAATCTTTCGTCAAATATCAACTTCCTGTACAAAGCTTTTATCGTCTCGAACAATTAGTATGAACCGCTGATCGTCGCCACCGTCTTTTATTGCCTTTGCAAGGAACTCACGCTTCGTTTTTGAGGTTAGGGGAGGTGAGTCAATAATGTATACGTACTCGCCACCGTGACTTGCAATGTTGCTAATTAGTGGGACTTTTGAGGCCATGAAGGGGGTATCGTTCGGAGGACCGATATCTCTGCCTTCGATAACGACCGGGATAATCGTACGCCCTCCACTTTCGCTCAAGAGCAGGCTGCTACCAACTATCCATGAAAGCGCGGGGTCGGGATATGTGCGGGGAACGTGGACGATAATACGGCGATGACGTAACAATGCCTCAGCAATCTCTGAGGCGGGCGGGCGCTTTTTTGCATCCCCAGAAGCGACGTCGCCGGCGGGCCTTACCCTCGGGGTCGGCAACCGAAATCCTGACGGTTTGGTCCTATATTGCGGAGACAATTCGCGGAGTTTTTTATCGAATTCCTGCCCTAACGTTTCGAGGAGATTAGGGATAGTGTCTGCAGACGCAGAAGGGATTGGAAGAGGCAATCCGGGGGAGTCTAGTTCAGGTGACCCCAACTTCGCCAATGCCGCAAGAAATACCGGACNNTACGAACGTTATTGTGGCTTTCCTCCTCGAGATCTCCCTTCGATTTATCAGCATAGTCCGATATTCCCCGTATCGTTAAGGCTTCTATCCCTCGCTGATTACATAAATCGAATACTGCCCCGGACTCCGTCTCGACAGCTAAGATACTTCTCGTGACGCCCTTCAGTTTCTTTTTATAGTTTTCGCTTTCGCTAACCGCTCCACAAACGATAAA